GGCATTGGTTGCCTGAGTGGTTGCTGTAGTGGCTGAGGTAGCTGCATTGGTAGCTGATGTTGATGCCTCACTAGCTTTGGTTGTAGCTGTACTAGCACTAGCTGCTGCATTGGTTTCTGACGTAGACGCTGCGCTAGCAGATGAAGCTGCATTGGTAGCGGACGTTGAAGCGTTAGAGGCTGATGTGGATGCTGCTGATGCACTAGAGGCTGCGTTAGTTTCTGCAGTCTCAGCATTAGTCTCCGCAAGCTCTGCGGCAGTCTGTGCTGTTTCAGCAGCTGCCTGTGCAGTCTCTGCGTTGGTTTCAGCTAACTCAGCAGCTGTCTTAGCAGTCTCTGCCGATGTTGCTGAGGCTGACGCAGCGGAAGCACTAGCACTAGCTTCGTTTGCTTTAGTAGTGGCAGTCTGTGCATAGGTGGCAATCTGGGAGGCATAAGCGTCTGTGCTTGCGTCCCCTGCTCCACCATCACCACGGTATATAGGCATCTACTGCTCCTACGAAAACAAACAAAAAAGAAAAGAGAAAACCCCTCCGAAGAGGGGCTTAGAGAGGCTTAGCCGTTTACGGCGAGTACGAAGCCAGTCTCGGGACGTAGTACCTGAGTACCGTACAGACGGTCAGCAGTGTACAGAGTACCTAAGAACTCCTGCTTGTACTGAGTCTGAGAGCGAACGCCCTGCTGCTCAGCCATTACCATGGTGTCTTTGTGACCAAGGATAGCACCACGTACTGCACCACCAGCTGCGTTTTCTGCAGCAGTTTCAATGGTTGGGCAGTTGCTGGTAACGTAGATGTCAATACCGTAGAGGTTACCGATCTTACCGTTAACAACACCACGACCATCTACGAAGTCAGAAGACACGTAGCGATCAATACCCATGATAGCGTTACGCAACGCAGGAGGAATAGCAAGGAAACGTCCGTCCATAGGAGTGTCCTGATCATCCATCTTCTGTACCATGTCACGGAAGAAAGCGTCAGTGAACACGTCAGCAGCTGCTACAGTGTCTACAGCGTAAGCGGTAGTACCAGTAGAAGCATCGTTGTAGTAAACGTTGCTGTGTACCCAGTCTGAGCCATCACCGTCACCGAAAGACTTACCAAGAGCAAACAAGTCATCATCAACTTGCTTAGCAAGAGCGTAACCAGCATCGCCAGTGTAGAACTGACGTAGAGACGCAAGAGCCTGTGCTTCAGTAATGTCTTCAATCAAACGTGAGTATTCAAAGTGCTTGTTGATAACAACCGTTACTTCGGTCTCAACAGCATTCTGAACAGTTACTGCTTGGTTCTCAACCTTCGCATTCGCTGAACCACGAGTGGGCTTAGGAATGTGGATGGTGTCACCTTTCTTGCCAGTCATTGACATTTTCTTGACAAGGTTAGCAAGTACTAAGTTTTTCTCATAAGCAGCAATAACCTCATCACTCCAGATCTCTGGAATAAAGACTGCTGCTGAAGTGTTATCTACAAATCCACCAGTGGCGGGGTAAGTTGAAGTAGCCATTAGATTCTCCTAAATGTTAGCTATTTAACCCGTCCCTCTTGATATGCCTTCATGATCTCATCAGATAGGCTTTGGTATCGGTCAGGGTCAGTTTTCATAAGTTTAATAATGTCTGCCCTACGATAAATCTTACGTGACTGACTGTCTGGATTTCCACGAGCATTGCCAGTGTTAGCTGACTTTACTGCTTCCTTCCGTCCAGCTTTCTCTGCCTGTGCAGTTTGCTTGACAGTGGTTTGACGATCTTTCCACAGAGTGAATAGTTCATCAGCCGCTTCATAGTCATACTGCTGGTCAGCTTGTACAAACAATTGAGTCCTAATCTTAGATGCCTTAATCCATTCTGCAAAGCGGTTGTCCTGTAGGATCGTCTGCATCTCTGGATGTTTGCTCTGAAGCTGATTTAAAGCGGATGCTTTTTTGTACTGTTGAGTGTACTGTTCAGCTTCTTTAATCTTAGGATGGTTCTCAATGGCTCTACTTACTGCCTTGTCAGGGTCAGTGAAGAAGTCATAATCATCATCTTCAGGCTGTTGTGGTGCTTGTTGTTGTGAGAGTTGTGTCTGAATATAACTATCAACAACTTTCCTTAACTCACCTACTTCAGAACTCTGACGACCTAAAAGCTTCTCAGCTTCTTGGTGCATACGTGCAAGTTCTGCAGCTGACTTACCTCGGTACTTATCAGGTAAATCTTCTTCTTCAGCTTGTTGAGTTACCTCTGGTTGAGGCTCTTGTTCAAACTGTTCTTCTTGTGTGTCAAGTTTTGCTGTATCTACGTTATCCTCTTCAGGACGCTCGTCAATTATCTTTGCTGCCATTATTAAACCCCGTGCCTTAGCATTATGGAGAGTGGTAGTTTGTAGAAGGGCTCTAAGAGTTTGCCTTCCGTTCTTGTTTGATCTTCCTTTCTCGGTCTCTAGCCCACTTCATAGTAGCTCCTGCAAAGTCACCACTGTGAGGTTCTAGTACAGACTTGATTGGAGAGATCACTTTCTTAGCGTCTTTACCGCACTCGCACCTAATAAGTACGATATCGTCACTAACAAAGTATTCTTTGATGTGTCCGTCAGGACATTTAAAATCTCTAATCTTCAGCATCAGCTATGTCTTCTGCTTCAGCTTGTTCTTGAGCAGCAGCTACCTGAGTCTCAAGATTAAGGATGTTAGCCATCACTGCAAGTTGTCCTTTGCGGAAGTAAAGGTCTTGCTCGTCTTTAGTACCCTCAATTGAATTAACACTCTGAGCTGATGCTTGAATGTCTCCTAAAAGAATCTTCCATCCTTCTGAACGGAACATGTCATTTAGATCACGAAAGTACTTTTCTGTTTCTGGTGTCATTAACTGTTTCTCCTTAGGGGACAGTGTGAATATTTATGTTGACTTTACAATCATACTATGTTATAGTATAGGTATATTATATCATACTTTTGAGTAAAAGTCAAGTTAAATTTTAGTTACTTTTTCACAGTCTTCATCTTTTTACCAGACTTGGCTGCTGCTTTCTTAGCTGCTGCTTTGCCCTTAGCTGTGTATGAGTATTTCTTTCCGTTTACCATTGGCATAGTTTATCTCCGTTTTTAGTTACCATTTCACCTTATCAGCCCAGTATGCTGCAGACATCTTGCCTTTAGCGATGTTAGAAGCATGACGAGCTTTAAAAGACTTCTGTCTAGCTGTGGGTTTCTTATCACCGCTAACGCCCTGCTGTCCAAACCTAATGGTTTTAACTTTGTCACCTTCCTTGGCAACAACTACGTGGGATTTCTTAGGATGACTCGGAGTCCGCTTCGGTTTGTTGTACCCGCTTACCCCTGCTCGTGCTAGTCTTGGGTCTTTCTCCTTGCTCATTGACCTTGGCCTCCAACGCTGCCAATCGCTCCAAGAGCTTGCTGTAACTGTTGTTGATTTCCTCCAGTGCTTTGTTGAGCTGGGCTTGTGACACTACCATTTGCCTGACCTCCTCGGTTTCTCAAGTCTATATCTTTCTCTTTAAGTAGGCGATCAGCGATCTTGAGTCTACGTTCAAACTCACGATCATCCTCCTCACCCTGTCGTATGTTTGTTGTGATGGCTTTAAGTTTATCAATCTCAAGCTCCTGAGGGATCGTCTGAGCCTCAATAACCATCTTCTGTGCCCTAGCTGAAGACTCTTGTGCTTGCGCCTCCAGAGCGGCTGTCTGTGCGTTCTGGAAGGCCATCTGAGCCTGCATCTGAGCTTGTTGCATCTGTTGTGCTTCAGGGTTAGGTTGTGAAGCCTGTTTCATTGTAGCAATCAGTTCTTCACGGTTGCTTAGGTTCATGTTGTCAATGATTGATTGAATCAAGACAGGGTACAGTGGGCTATCCTGTTGCATCGTTTGTAGTAACTGTACAAGCTGTGTTACTTCGTACTCTCGTGCAATGATACCTAAAGAGCTTGTAGCGTTAAACTTGTAGTCCTTGACAGGGTACAGTTCAGGTTCAAACTGCATATACCTATAAGCTGCTTTCTGAACAAAAGGCAACAGAAAAGATTCTTGGAAGTTTATAAGGGTACGTTTATGACGCTTAATAATAGCGCCAAGAGACATAGAGATGCCAGCAGCAGTAGCTTCTCCGTTAATGTTGCCTGCGATACCAGCTGAGTCCACAGCACCTGTAGCTTGCTGAACCATGCCTTGAAGGGCTTGAGCTTGTGCAAAGGTAATCTGAGACACGTTACCAAAGTTAAACGGATTAAGAATTTCTTTAGGATCGCCATTGGTTAGTATTAACTTCCCTGCTCTGATTTCTGGTTTAGTGCCTCTAGGAATGCGTGTAGCGTCCATAGCCATCATTGGATGTACTGTCAAGGCTAGGGCATCAATACGTGCACGAATCTCTGCGTCAAGGGCTTTCTGGCTGTTGTAGCCTTTCTCACAAACACCACGACCCCAGAAGCGTGAAGGCACTACGTCCCAAGGGAACGCAACTACAGGACGATCCTGCATCATGTAGGGAGACTCTTCAGCCTTAAGTAGAACACCGTCATTAGCAATAACAACAATAGCCTCTACGTAGTATGACTTCTCTTCTTCCCCTTCACCAAGGTCTTCGTACTCTTCAGCTTCCTCAAGAAGGTAACGAGGTACTAAGCCGTAGTACTTAGTTAAACGAATCTTGTCGTCCTGATACAGAGTCAGTTCTTGATCAGGCTCAATGTCCATATCCTCAGCAGCGTTACCAAGGTAGGTCTTCTTGTATACACCCTGTTCCTGTAGCATCTCTACAGAGTGACGAGGTACAAACTCATCCACAGCAACACCAAGAGCTTCCTCTACAG